AGAGAAATACTTTATCTTTGTCCTCATAAAAAATCTATGTCTTATTATGAAACTTATGAGCAATTTAAAAGAGATGTATTAATGACCGATGAATATTATAACACAAATATTGAAGGTAGATTTTTTGTAAGTGAAAGAACTGGAATATATGAGGTTGTTTTAAGAAACGATAGATTTTGTGAATCGCTAAGAGACCGTATGATTGGTGATAATAATCCCGCAAAAAGACTAGAAGTTAGACAAAAACTAAGTGAAATGTTTTCAGGTGAAGGAAATCCTATGTATGGAAAAACTCTTACAAAAAAACATAAACAAATTTTAACAACTTCTAGAAATATTACCATTAGCGATGGTAATAAAATATGGGAAAGTGTAGTCTCCTATATGAAAGATAATAATATAGGATTCCAAACATACAAGCAAAGATTACAAGATGGTATTATTTGGATAAAAGATTAATTTTATTTACTTAGATATACCTATCCTATCAACCCGAACAAACCTAGTCTACTCATGATTTGGATGTCTGTCAAGAGAATGTGGAGAGACATTAAAAAACCCCCAGAGGCACCTTGTAGGCGATCCTGGGGGTGGGTGATGAGGAATATCAATCAGAGTTTGAATCCACTAAAAGTATCCTTTTGGAGGTCTTGCTTAATTCCTCCAACAACATAGGACTCAACCTCCGTTTCCTGAGGAGCAACTTGCAATCCCTTAGAGGAGATCCAATGTTGTGTCCAAGGAAGTGGATTATTATTTGCAGAAATGTCATAGACTGGTTTTAGACCAATCACTTTCAGTCTACGATTAGCAATCCATTCAACATATTGTTGCAGCAATTTATCATTGAGTCCAATCATTGAACCATCTCTGAAAAGATAATCTGCCCAACGTTTTTCTTCATTAACTGCACGATCAAACATTGCGTATGTCCACTCTTCTTCCTCTTGGGAAATCTTTTTCATATCTGGATCATCGCCCTGCTTCCACTTATTCAGAATATTCTGAGTGATTGCAAGATGTTGATTTTCATCTCTTGCGATAAGAGAAATGATTTTTGCAGATCCTTCCATGAGTTTAAGTTCACCAAAAGCAAAGGAACATGCAAAGCTAACATAGAAACGAATTCCCTCTAAGATGTTGACATTTGCAATTGCTCGATATAACTTTCGTTTCAGTTCATATCTTTGCTCTTTAAAATTACCCGCACCTTTCTGAGCATGAATCCAATCATTACTGGTTCCATACTGTTGAGCAGATAAGATAAAGTCATCATATGATTCAGTAACACTAGAAGCACGTTCTAGAATTCTTTCGTCTGTAATAATTTTATCTAAAATCTCACTAGGATCTGAATAAACATTCTTGATAATATAAGTGTATGAGCGACTATGAATCATCTCCATAAATCCCCATACTTCCATACATGCTTCAAGTTCTGGTAAAGAACAATATGGCATAAAAGCCATACCAGGACCTCTACCTTGAACAGAGTCAAGCATGATTTGATATTTCAAATTGGAAGTGTAAATATGTTTTTGTTCTGGACGAAGTGTGTGATAATCTCCTCTGTCTTTTTGAAGTGAGACTTCTTCTGGTCTCCAAAAGTAACCTAATTGTTGCGTTGTAAGTTTTTCAAAAATTGGATACTTAAAAGAATCATATCTTTGAATACCCAATGGTTGTCCAAAAAACATTGGTTGTTTTTTGTAATCATGTTTCTTGGTGTTGAACACCGTCATTTCTTTTATTTTCTTTTCCACGTAAGGATCATTAAGAGATACTTTAAACAGCACAGGATTCACACTCTCCCTCCTCTACTTGTGATAGTTCGTCAATAAGTGCATTAAGTTTTGATTTTGTTTCGGGTGCTTCAACTTCATCAGTTTTAGCATCATGGGTGTTTTGATAATAGGATGTTTTCCATCCGTATTTGTATGTAGTTAAAAAGTCATTTGCCATTACCGACACAGGAACTTCATTATCTTGATAGTTTTGTGGATTATAAGACCAATTTCCAGAGATAGCTTGATCAAAAAACTTTTGCATCACAGCAACAACATTAATATAACCACGATTAGACTCCATGTCCCAAAGAAGAGTATAATCGTTTTTAAGAGACGAATATTGAGGAACAACCTGTTTAAGGGGTCCTTTCTTTGACTTTTTAATGGACAGGTAGTCACGAGGTGGTTCGATGCCGTTTGTTGCGTTTGACACAACGGAACTGCTCTCCGAAGGCATCTGTGCAGACAGTGTGCTATGTCGTAAACCATGTGTTTGAATTTCGGCACGTAGACCTTCCCAATCATGCTGCAACTTCTGACTACTAACTTCATCTACATCTTTTTTATACGTATCAATAGGAAGAATACCATCAGCATATTTGGTTCTACCAAAATATTCACAATGTCCTTTCTCTTTGGCAAGTTGGTTAGATGCTTTCAGAAGATAGTATTGGAATGATTCAGAAAGACCATGAACGGCATCCCATGCCCCCTGAGAGTCGTATTTGAATCCAAGTTTGGCAAGGTAATGTGCAAGACCAATGAAACCGATTCCAAGCGATCTCCGTGCCTTTGTACAGATCTCTGCTGCTTTGACAGGATATTCTTGGTAATCAATTAGTTCGTCAAGACTACGAACAGAAAGATCACAAAGACTTTCCAATTCATCATCAGATTTAATCTTGCCGACATTTACTGCTGACAGAATACACAGAGCAATTTCTCCATACTCATCATCAATATGCTGTAAAGGATAAGTTGGAAGAGTAATTTCTTGACACAGGTTGCTCATCTCAACTTTATCCTTAAAGGATGAGTGAGAATTGCAGTGGTCAATGTTCATGATATAGATTCTGCCCGTCTCAGCACGTTCTTTGAGAAGGTTAAGAATGAGTTCTTGCGCTTTAAGAGTCTTTTTTGGAATGGTCGGATTTTTTTCATACGAAACGTAGAGATCGTCAAAACTAGGGAGTCCGAAAGAATCATAAAGTCCAGGTACATCATGTGGAGAGAAAAGTGTGATCTCGCCGTCTCGAATAAACCTTTCATAAAACAACTTGCTAATTTGAATTGAGTAGTCAAGTTTACGGACACGATTATCTTCCGTACCCTTGTTATTTTTGAGAACGATAATGTCTTCTATTTCTTGGTGCCAGATTGGGAAGTGGACAGTCGCTGATCCACCACGGATGCCATTTTGAGTGCAGCATCGGACAGTTGCTTCAAACTTTTTGAGGAATGGAATAACGCCTGTGTGCTGAACTTCTCCACCTCTGATTTTACTGTTGATGCCCCTGATGCGACCTGCGTTGATACCAATTCCTGCTCTTTGTGCAACATACCTACCAATTGCCATATCAGAGCTGAAGATGCTATCAAGGGTGTCATCAACATCAACAAGAACGCAACTTGCAAATTGGCGAAGTGAGGTTCTAACACCTGCCATGATTGGCGTAGGAATGTTGAGTTTATGTTTGGAGATTGCGTTGTAGTATCGTTTGACATAATCGAGCCTCGTTTCTTTCGGGTAATCTCTAAAAATAGTCAAAGCGATCATGATATACATGAACTGTGGAATTTCGTACAACTTACCCGTGCTTCTATCTTGCACAAGGTACTTATCAACCACCTGGCGCAGGCCTGCATAAGTAAACAAAAAATCGCGATCATGATCAACATAGGTGCTGACCCTTTCAATTTCCTCTAAGGAATACTTAGTAAAAATTTCAGCGTCGTAAACTTTTTGATGAACACAATTAACAATATGAGATTTCAGATCGGGAACTTCCCACATCTTTCCATAGAGACCTTTTCTCAAAGAAAAAAGAAGAAGTCTGGCTGCAACAAATTGATAGTTAGGATGATCTAAATCAATCAAGTCAGAAGCAGAACGAATCAGAATTTCTTGAATCTGATCTGTTGTAATACCATCGTAAAATTGAATTCCAGAGTTGATCTCTACTTGGGAAGCAGAGACGCCTGAGAGACCTTCACATGCCTCTTCAACCATCTTGTGCATCTTTTCAAGGTCAAGAGATTCAACGCGACCATCTCTCTTTTTAACTTTGATTCCGTTACTCATATTTTCTTCCAGATTGTAAACTTTACTTTTGCTTCTAAACCAGAGTAGACATTTGATTCTACTATATTTTGAACATTGTGTCCAGACAAAACCATGTCATTGATGTCTTTTTCTTTTACACCAGTTGGCCAGATGACGATTTTTTCTTCTCGATTAATGGTGCGGGCAATGCGGGCGACGATTTCTGCATTTCTTGGTTCGTTATCATAGATCCACACAGGATTACCAATCCCCCACTTATTAATATCAGCATCAGCTCCACACATAGCAATCGAATTGCGAATGAATGTTGAGTCAAATGGTCCTTCTGTGATGAAAACTGGAAGTTTCTTGTCGATGCTATCGAGTCCATAAATTTTTGGTTCATCTTCACTCAACATTATGGTAATATATTTATTGATAGAATGATCAATTGATCTTCCTTGTAAACCGATTAGTTGATCATTTCGATACAAAGGAATAATAATACGGTCATCATCCCAGTTTGTATCGGAAAAGGTTGGTTTTATTTGATTCACAAATTCCTTAAATCTTTTCGCATAGAAGAAGATGGAAGGATCAATCTTTCTTTTAACCAAATAATCTCTTGCTCTTGGTATGTCAGATGCTTTTTGTAAAAGTTGTTTGATTGGATCTTTATCAAATTTTGGTGTAGATGTTTTAACAACTTCTTCCACAACCAATGGAGTATTTGTTGTAAAATTCTTCCCAGTAAATCCATTTTTGAATTTCTCTAATGTGAACTGCTTATGCAACTCAACATCAATTTGTTTGAGAAAATTATTAAATGATAAAGAAATGCCACAATTGTGGCACTTGAAGTTTGTGTTGTTTTTTACTACGTAGAGATAACCCCGTGCTTTGTTTCTATTTCTTTGGGAGTCTCCACAAATAGGGCATCGAAAGTTATATAGATTTGACTTTACCCTTTTAAACTTTGCAAGACGCGATGATAAAAGTCCAATATATTTGCTATCGATTTGATTCATTTATAACAGTCGCTACTGGTCTCAGTATAACACCAGAATCGATTGATATCAATGATTTAATTGACTCTAATGTTTTTGGGTTTGTAGATACTAAAATTATTCCGATTGCTGAAATGGTTGTCCATAATTTTTTTTCGAGCAATTGAATTTTTGAAGTAACCAAGTTGTGGTCGAGGTCCATTTTATCACGGAGTTTGTCAATTCTATCAAATAATATTGAGTCAATTTCCTCTTGTTTCGATATTTTTTCTTCATGGACGGCAAGCATCCTTAACACATTACTATTTACTTCACTTAATTTTTCAATAGCAACATCTAACTTTGTAACTACTGTTGAAAAATCATCAACTCTTTGTTCTAGCACAGCGACTTTAACTTGGTTGTTATTTGTTTCCATTTCCGAAGTAAGGGTTAAAGTTCATCACCTTACGCATGATTTTTTTTTCCTCCCGCTTCTTTCTTTTTTGCATCAAATGGTCAAGATACTTTTTAACATACTTTTTTCTTCCATCCAATTTTACAGGAGGTTCATCTGGGGGAAGACCAGCAATTTTTCCACCTGATACTGAATTTGTGGGAACTTCCTCAGAAACAGAAAACTCTTGATATAATGCACTTCTAAATGCATCAATAACTCTGTCGATTTTATCCTTTTCCATGATAGATCCTTTGAAGTTCCGAAAGACACTGAATGTCAACCTGTATATCATGAAGACCTGTTCTCTTAGGATACTCAGGTATTCTATTTAGAAATAGAATAAAAGTTTTAACAGTATCCCAAAGATCTGGTTCTATTTTATAGAACAACATTGGTGTTGCAGCTTCACCAAAAATATTGTAGATGATTATAAAATGATTTAGCAAAAGATGCGTTTTTAATTTCCCAGTCTTTTTATATTTTTTAATCAATCTTTTAATATATTTAAAGTGATTCATGTCTTTATCAAAGTCATCCTTTGATACAGCCTGAGGATTATTATAATTTTGAATCGCAAAAATCAAAAAGTTTTTTTCATTCAGTTCATCAAAATTCATCACGTCTTTTGCTAATTAATTATTATTCAGGTGTTGGGTAATGGATGCTGTCGTCAGTTGTGATACCAGACATTGCAACAAGAGTTTCTTTCTTAACTCTTAGAGAACCAGAACTATCAACATAAGTGATGATTCCAACCCAACCTTCACTTTCTAAGCGATAACTTGTTGTAGAACTTGCCCAAACATCCGTTCTACCAATACCATAAACAAGAGAATCATAATTGGTATGAGTATGAGAATACTGCGAATCTTTGATTGTATATTTTGGAAGTTGACTTACATGAAACGATGTTCCTGCAACCGCTGCGCCACTCAATCCAGCAGTAGATCCAATTGTCAGTTGGGCGGTGCTTGCGATACCAACGATTACAGCATCTCCAATGAAAATTCCACCGCCGCCGCGAATACCAAACCTAATGACATCACCAGTGCCAGCAGCACCAACTTGACCAAAAGTTGTTGCTGTACCAGTTACGGTTAGAGTTGTGTAATTCAGAGATACGGTTCCACCAGAACCAACGCTATCATTATTTCCCCAGAGTGCCATGTCTGTCTTCCGATAAAATTTATTTGCTATAAGATATTTATAAAAAAAGGAGACCTTTACTTTTTGTCTCCTTTGCGTAAAATTAATCTTAAAAAGTTAGCTGTAAAATCTAACAACCCATTCTCTTCAAACCTTTTTGTTTTTGATAACCACTCAGAAGCAGTCAACAATAAACCAAGGACAATGGTTATTCCCCAGTTAGATACAAAACAGGAAATCATACTTGTGGAGTAAAGAGTTTATCCTTTACTAATTCATAGACAACGTTATCAATGCTGTTATCTGTGCTATCAACATACTTTTTCAGTAAGTCTAAGACAAGATTCTTTACTGCTGGATTTGCAGCAAGTGAAAGAAGAAGTGGTTTTACTACCGCAACTACTGCGCCCATGATGTCCTCCGTGTAAAAAGTATTCCGATCTATTTAGGAATTAATCTCTTGGAGAATGCATCATGTCCTGCGCTCTCTGAGCAGCTGCGCGACGCATTGCTACTTTTTGTGCAGGTGATCTTTGTGCTCCATATTCACCAGCAGCAGGTGGTTTTTGTTCAGGAACTTTTTTCTCCCCTCTTGGTTTGACACCCATTCTACCAGAACCCATCATCTTAGAAACTGCTTTAAACGCAGGACTTGGCTCAGGACCTCCTGGATTTCCTTTGTCCCCTCTTCTTCTTTCATCAATTTGTTCGATACCCTCTGCTACTTTCTTTGCCATTTTGGTGGCAGTAGCATACATGACTTCTTTACCACGTCCAGGATATCTCTTTTCAAAGTCACCAGCACTCTTCTTCATTGACTTTACAATCTCTTCCTTCTTTTTGGTTTCAACAGAAGTCAGAGTCTTTTCTTCAAGATCATACTCAACTTCCTCTGTGGTATGACCAACTGGAATTTGTCCTTGCTGTTGTGCTTGAAGCCTTTGACGATCAAGAGTTTGTTGCTTCATCATCATTTGCTTTTTTCTTGCAAGCATTTGTTTTCTTAAAGCATTGTCTTTTTGCATCAATTGAATATCATCCTGCTTTGCAGTTGTTCCTGTTGGTGGAGTTGTCTCTCTACCAGGCATTTGAGTTACTGCCTCACCAACATCCATCAATCTTTGTGCTGCACCGTCTGCAACCTTAGAAATTCTTTTTGCAACCCTATAAAGTCCCTTTTTAATTTTCTTTCTGACTCTCTTTCCTTTTTCACTATCATAAGCAGTCTTGCCTTTCGTATAGGCTTTCTTTACTGCACTCTTCATTCTTTCCATTTTGGTTTGCTTTAAACCTGTGGTATCAGTATCATGACCATAAGTAACTTTTGCTTCATTTAAAATTGCAATTTCAATGTCAATTTCTTCAATAATTGCTTTGCGAACTTCAAGAAGATCATACTCTCCTTTAATTTCTTCATAAAACTCTACGAGAGTTTGTTCAATTAATTCATCACTAATGTGATAATAATCAACATCAACAACATCAGAGAAAACACCAACAAATTCTTCTGCTTCCAAAAGTTCACCACCAAGATTTTGAGCAGATTCACCCATTGTTGGATTTATCTTAATTTTATTTTGAATTTTTTTCTCTTTAACTTTCTTTTTATTGTCATCAAGTTCATCGGCAACTTCATTTAAAGAATCTCTCCAAGAATAAAACTCTTCTTTTCTGGTGGCAATTGCTGCACCACGAACCTTACGACGATTTAAAAGATACTTATCTGTCTTATCGTGGTCTCCATCATTATCAATGTCTTTGTCTTCACGTCCAACTGGATCAAGTCCTTTTCCTGCCTTAACTTTTGAAGTATATTCTCCTCTTTCCTTTTCACCCTCGTATGGTTTACCATACTTTGTCATTTCAACAGAAGAAATGTTTGGATTTAAACGAAGTTGTGAAATCTTTTCTCTGGTTGCATAACGAACATATGTCTTACCAGATTCTTTGTCTCTTACACGAACCTGAAATTTTTGATCTCCTGCTTTTTGAATTTCTTCGACTTCCTCAGCAAGACCAAGTTTTTCTTTGACTGCTGTTTTTTCTTGACCAGTCATTGAACTCTTTCCAGTGTATTGACTGAAAGCCTGTTCCAGTTCAATGCCTTCTCTTCTTGCACGATAACGAATATCGTAAACTGCTTGACGAACTCTTTTTGCAGATGCCTCTTCTGAGGTTCCACCCTTTTGTACTTTTTTACCTTCTCCGTCACCACCTGCTTTGATTTTTGGTTCCAAAACTTCCGCAACATAAACGGCAGAGATATCATTAAGGATGTTATTTGACATTGTTCAACTACGTAGTCTTTTTCTTATACTTATTTATGAATTCGCGAATATTGGTCTGTTTGTAACCACTATACGGTTTTGCACCAGGTTGAAGATTTGTTTTATCTCCCTTTTCAAAACCGGGAGTCATGTCTACCGCATACTTGAAATATCCACCAGTTCCCACAAGTGTATTTGGTTTTCCAGAAACTCTCATCTTTCTTTCCATTCTTTTTTCAGTATATTCCATAACGTCTCTAATCCAAGATTTGAACATAACATTATTTTCGGTCACACAAATCAAATAATTTGCTCCACGACGAATAATTTTTCCAACCAAACCAGTGTTGAGATTTTCAACCATCTCACCAACTCTATAAATTTTCTCTTGAATATAATTTTCTCTAAGGTTATTCCAATCAAACTTTGGAGCAATTTCCCAAAGATTCCACCCCTCATCAACTTTCATTGACTTACGAATAGTCATGTATAATTTTCTAGCGGCTTTATCATCAAGTGCTTTTGGAACACCAGTTCTAAAAGCAGCAAAATCACCTTCCGCCGCAACTTTACGAAGTTTTGATGCAGACATTCCTTCTACACCTTCTGCATCAGGATCTCTCCCACCAGCAGACACCACATTGATGTCTGCAAAATCATAAAGATCACCATTATATTTTGTTACAAGTTTTTCAAATTCTACTTGACGATCTGATCCAACAACAATATTAACAGATGAGTATCCATCAGCATGTGCTTGCTTCAAAACATCAAAGATAGTTTTTGATGCAGCATCGTTCACAATTTTCTCACCATGTTTTGGATACATTTGTCTCATGTACGAAATTTTTGTATCTGGGTCAAGAGGATTCTTTTTAGGATCCTCAGATCTTGA